TGGGTATTCGTCAAACATATTACTTGAGATATTTTTTATCTCTTCTTTAGCTTCTTGGAACTCACTTCGTTTAACGTATTGAATGAAATTACTCATTCTTAAATTACCCACACCATGATTATAGGCTATAGAAACCATTGCGTCATACATTCCTTGGGTTATTTTAGGTTTAATACCGTCAGTTTCCCATTCATCTAAAATAGTATTTACACCCTTAGAAGCTTTTAACATATCATCTTGTAATAATTGTTCAGCTTGTTCTATGGTAATTCTTGTAATTTTTTTACCAGGGTTTTTTCTATTGTAAGGTATAATATCTTCATGATTTGGTACAAAACTATAATCACCCCCCGTACTACCTCTTTCAGGGTTAGAAAAGACAGCGTGACCATAACCTGTGGTATAAGCACCATCACCTAAATTATAGAAATATAAAACAGGTTTACCACCAATACCCTCTTCTTTTTTCAAATGTTTAAATAATCTTTGGCTAGGTTTTCTAATTTTTTGTGTTTTAACTACAGGTGTTTCTTTTTTAAATGAAGGCATTTCAAATCTAATACCACTCTGATAATCATTGCCTTCAATGGTGTTGGTGATACTAGTTATTTGGTTTACGGTTAAAATACCTAAAAAAGATGCCAAAACATATTTTATTATTTTTTTCCTAAGTTGGTTGGGTAAAGATTTTATTTTTTTCAATAAAAGATTTAGATACCCAATAACATCTTCTTTTGTTTTAACCCATTTTTTAGATAAATCTAATTCTTTTTTAGTTTCTTGTGGAAAATCCCACACATACTCTGGACTAGTTTTGTCATTAGAAATAACGTCCCATTCAAATTCGGGGCTGAGAACATCTTTAACTTCATTTAATAATGAAAGTTTATGTAAAAATTTATCTAAATATTTATTAGATTCTTCTATTTTATTAGAACTTAGACTTTGGATTTCTTCTCTAATAATTTTTCTGATATTCATAAAGATTCTGTATCTATTTTAAATTTTAATTGTTTAACAAATTCTTCAGAAAATCTCTTTAAAAATGGAACACCGTCTTTACCAAAATACATTAATCCTGATATATTAGTTATACATTTATGGCCACCAGAATTAGCCTGAACCATATCCCAACCAGTAATTTTTAACATCTTTAAAGCTTTAATTTCTCTATCAGAAAGTGATGTGTAAGGTTTATCCATTATTTTTTTAATGGCGTTTTGCCATCTTTCTAATGTATAATCTGGTGAACCACCATTAGGTATTTCATCTAACCCCATAATACCATTCTCAGTATCACCCAAAATAGCTACCATATCATTAAAACTAAAACCAACAGATTCTTCCGAAAATTCTTTATTTTTTTCAGCAAAATACTTTACAGTATCAATAGATATAATTTTGTTTTCTAGTTCAGATTTAAATATACTTAAAACGTCTTGTGCTATTTCACCTAAATTAACACCCTTAAGTTCCCTACCTTGTTTATAAGGGTTACAAGAAGCTTGTAATAAACCTAATGGCCATGTTATAACTAAAAAATTGGCGTTAGGGTATAATTTAAAAGGTACGTATCTATCATAAGAACCTGGTTTAAACATAGAACCCCCACCGTATTGTTTTACAATCCCATACTCTTCATCGTATTCTACATTACCACTTTTTGATTGGACCTCAATATAATTGGAAAGGTTAAGTTTCATTTCTTGAGCTGTGGCGTAACCATATTCTTTTGCTAATCTAACTATATTTTGATAAATGTTTAAAAGTGACGGTGTACATTCCATCACAAGAGTTTCTAAAAATTTTGGTTTATTTTTGTAAGCTAATAATAATTTATTAGTTACAAGTGCCATACTAATTTTATTACGTTCTAAATCTTTTCCTTTATCTAGGGTAAAAACATAGTTCATAACATCATCTGGTGTAATATCTAATCTAGCATAATCAGCACTATCTACAGTAGATATCATCATAATATCTTTTGAAGGGAAAATGTCTGACGGTGAAAGAACGTTAGAGATAGTCTCAACGTTTGACCTTGAGTGTCTAAAACTTGTTGACGTACTTTTTTCAACACCAACTTGTGAATCGTGGTGGTCAGTATGTATAACAAACATTGGTTTACCGTGAGCAAAATCTACCAATACAGGCATTATTTCACCACTAGCGTCAGGTTTTTTAATTGAGAATTCTTTATCACCGTATTGAATTACTTCAACATCAACAACTTCAATACCGTTGTTTTCTAAATAATTTTTCATGGCAATTGCCGTAGTAACTCCATCTAAATCCTGATGAAAATAAATTTTAGCTTTTTGATATCTTTTAGCTAATGTATTTATATTTTGTATACCAGTTTCGACTAACAAAGCCTGTAGTATGTTTTCACTAATAATCATTATACTTATTGTTTTTCAATAAATATCACGACTTTTGATTCAGTTCTATTAATTTATCTAGATATTCTTTTGCCTTATATAAATCTTGGACACCGTTTTTATGTCTCCACCTAGTAACATACTTAACAATATTACCCTCAAAAAAGTCTAATTTTTGTGAGTGTGCGTAATCCCACATCTCAATTCCTTGGTTATAATGTGAGGGATGTTCTACTTGTTCTTTATTTTTATCTTCCATTATTTTTGTTTTTAATTAAAAATAGTTATATTTGTAAAAATAAAAAAGTTCTATGGAAAGAAAAAAATTAAATATATTTGAAAAAGTGGGTCTTTGGTGGAAATTTGAGGGTAGGTATTACCATAAAGACTTTATTAAAGGTGTTAAAAACCTTTGGTCATGGTTTCCTGTTATATGGAAAGACCGTGATTATGATGACCATTATATATTTGAAGTTTTAAAATTTAAATTAAATAAGCAAGCTGATTATATTGGTGGTAATGACAGGCATTTAAGTACTAAAAGAAATACTGAAATAATGCGTCTTGTAACTAAACTAATTAAGTTACAACAAGATGATTTTTACGGTATGGAATATATGGATTACCATGAAACTAAATACGACTTTATCCCAACAGATGAAAGTAAAAAATGGTATTCCATGGAAGATACTTTAGTGTCTGAAACTTTTGATGAGTATTTTAAAAAATACCCACGTCAATATAAAAAAGTGGTAAATGGTAAAATAAATCTATATCAAAGACCTTTTGAAGAAAAAGATAAAAAATTAATTGCTATGGAGATTGCACATGAAAATCAAGATAGATGTAATAAACTTATTTTTAAACTTCTTGAAAAGAATATACAAAAATGGTGGGATTAATAACCCACCATTAATTTTTTAAAGAAGTCAGTTGAGATGTCAAATTCTTCTTGTTCATCACCGACAACTGTATTAATAACACGTTTTTTCTTTTGTAACATTTCATACATCATTTCATCAATAGTACCTTGAGCTATTGGGTAATAAACATTAACAGTTTTTGACTGACCGATGCGAAAGGCCCTATCTTCCGCCTGTGCGTGATTAGCTGGTACAAAATCTAAATCATTCATAATAACTACCTGTGCCGCTGTAAGTGTAATTGCGGTACCAGCAGATACAAGATTGCCAACAAAGACTTTAATATTTTCATTCTCTTGGAACCCGTCGATAGACCTTTGTTTTTGTGTACCACTCAGTTTACCGTTATGACCCACAGCTATTCTACCAAAATGATTCATTAATGCATCAAATGAGTGGGTAAAGTTTGTAAATATAATTACCTTTTGACCGTTCTCAATTGCTTGTTCAGCTAATTCAATCGTGTGTTTAACTTTTTCTTGTGCTAAATATTTTCTAAGAACAACTAATTCAACCATGTGTCTACCTGAACCAAGACGTTTACCTTCACTTTTGGCCCATTCAAGATATTCCTCAAATACATTACCATACCCTTTCATATCATCAATCTCAATATAATAAGGTGCTACAATTTTTGGTGGTAGGTCTAGGTGGTCTTCTTTTTTTCTTCTTAAGATAAGTGATTTAGTTCTTTCATGTAACTCTTCTAAGTTAGAAGCTCCATCAGTTAACCATATATCTTTGTATTGTCCACTATTTAATTTCTTTTTAAATTTTTTACCATCACAATATCTAAATGCAAAGTATTTCCAACTAGAAGTTACTGGTGATTCACAGAGATTAAGTAGGTTAAAATAATCCATTGGTCTGTTTGCGATAGGTGTACCCGTTAATAACCACCTTTTACCAATACTTTCAGCAATCTGGTTAACTATTTTAGTCCTATCAGCTTTAGGATTTTTAACCATGTGAGCTTCATCTAATATAATAATGTCGTAACCTTCATTAACCAAATGTCTATTTATTTCCCACTCTTCATAATTTTTTCTGTTATCTATTAAGGTGTGAAAATTTTTAAGTATGTCATAATTAATGATAGTAAATTTTTTGGGATTCCAATGACCAGT